GGTTATTATGTTCAGAACGGTGGCGGCGGCGGTGGGTTAGCTTGGAAAACTGTATCAGTATCTCCAGGAACAACTTACACAGTTCAAGTTGGTTCTGGTGGTGTTTACGCTATGTATACAGGATCTGGTGGCGGTGGTCTTTCTTGGTTTGGTTATGATGGACTTGTTACTGGTGGTGGTGGTTATGGTCGTTATGGTGGCAGTCACACAGGCGATGGCGGTGGCAATGGTGGTCTTGGCGGTATTCAACCATACACCTATGGTAGAGGTGGCTATGGTGGTACTACGGTACAAAATTTCAGTGGTGGTGGTGGCGGTGCTGGCGGGTATAGTGGTGCTGGCGGTAATGGCATGAGTGATCATTACTTAGACACTAGCACATATGGACCGTATAATGACAGTAATTTTGGCGGATCTTATGGGGTCAGCGGCGGTTCCGGCGGTGGTGGTGGTGGTGGTGGGTACAGCACTAGAGGTGGTGGTGTAGGAGTTTATGGTGAAGGTGGTTCTGGCGATGCTGGAAGTGCTTCTTTATATTATGGTGGTCGAGCTGGCAATCAACATTATAGTTATCCGGGTGGATTAAATTGGGCAAATGCTGGCGGTGATGGTTCAGGCGGAACTTATGGTTATGGTGGTTATGGTTCTATCGGTGGCGTGTATGGCGCAGCACAAAACGGTGGCAGCGGCGCTGTCCGTATTAGTTGGTAATGGAGATATAAATGAATTTCTATATTAAAATATTAAACGGAGACCCAATAGGTCATCCAATGTTAAGTTCTAATCTAATTCAGCTTGGTGTTGATTTAGAAAATTTACCAGAAGATTACGCTGTATTCCATCGCGTTGAAAAAAATGTAACTCCAAATAGATTTGAAATATCATATTCAACATATGAATGGAATACCGATAAAACAGCTATACAAGATGTTTGGCATGTAAGAGATATGACCGATTCTGAGAAAGATGAAAAATTAGGAATGATGTTAGGTATTGCTAAAGATCATATCGAACAATTAAAATCAACCGCAGCTTTTGAAATAGAACATGCCGTTAATCCTGAAGATTCTGAAGTGTGGCAAAATTATTTAGAATCATTAAATGAATTCTCTCCTACCAAAACTAATTTAGCAGTACCAATACCCCCACGTAAAGATGAATCTGGTAAATGGATTAGTGTGAACTCTCCAGGATCAACTCCGCATGTTATTAGCTAAACCATTAGGTAAACTTGGAGATCTTAGAGGAACTATATTTGATTTTGAAAAAACTGGTGATATTTTATTAAAGCATGTGCACACTGAACAGGATGTTCATATCAGCATTGTTGCCAGAGGTAAAATAAAGGCATACTCTCATGATTGGGAAAAGGAGGTTGAAGCTGGCGGAGTTATAGATTTTAGGGTCGGAGAACCTCACGAGATTATGGCATTAGAAGATAATAGTAGAATTATTAATATTATAAAAAAGGCTGGTGGTGACGAACCTGACATAACGCAGTATACTGATAATAAATAGATAAAGAACGCTAAGGAACTCAAATGGCAGTACCATCATCAAGAGCAGATTTTAAGAAGTACTGCCTAAGAAGGCTAGGTGCTCCTGTCATTGACATCAACGTGGATGATGATCAGGTCGAAGATCGTATTGACGAAGCTCTAACATTCTTCTGGGATTACCACTTCGAGGGTGCGGAGAAACAGTATTATAAACATGCGGTAACTTCTACAGATATTACCAATCGGTATATTGCTCTACCAGCCAATATCATTGGTGCAGTAAACATTTTCCCAATCGGTCAGTCTCTCTCTACTAATAGCATTTTTAATATTCGTTATCAGATTAGCTTGAATGATCTTTATGATCTAACATCAACTACGATGGTTCCTTACTATCAGGCTATGCAGCACATTCAGTTCTTAGAGCAGCTACTAGTTGGTCTCCAGCCTATTCGTTTCAATCGTTATAATAATAAGCTTTATATTGACTCAGCTTGGGATAATATTAATGTTGGTGATTACATTGTTGTAGAAGCTTATCAGATTGTAGATCCCACAACTTATGGTGCAGTATTCGGCGACCGTTGGTTGATTCGTTACACCTCTGCTTTAATCAAGCGTCAATGGGGCGATAATATCACCAAGTATGATGGCGTTCCACTTCCTGGTGGCATTAAGTTTAATGGTCAGAAAATTCGTGATGATGCTCAGAAAGAAGTAGAAGCATTAGAACAGGAAATGTATACGACTTGGAGTCTTCCAGTTGGCGATATGATCGGATAGGATCATGGCAACTAATTTCTTTTTTAGAAACTCAGACTACTCTCCGGAACAAAATCTAGTGGACAGCTTGGTCCAAGAGATGATCAAGATTAATGGTACAGATGTTTATTATATTCTAAGAGATACTAATGGCATTGACTCTCTACTTGAGGCAGCACCTAATTCTCTTTTCAATATTGCTGTGCCTATGGAAATGTATATCAACTCTTACTCTGGGTTCCAGGGTGAGGGTGACTTACTTACCAAGTTCGGTTTAAGTATTGCTGATAAGCTAGTGCTTTCTGTATCACGTTCTAGATTCGGTGAAGACATTGGTTCTATGTATGATCTTATTAGACCACGCGAAGGCGACTTAGTATTCTTCCCATTCACTAAGGGTATTTTTGAAATCAAATTCGTTGAACATGAAGATGCTTTCTATCCTGCAGGTAATCTACAGTACTATGAATTACAGCTTGAGAAGTTCAATTACAATAGTGAAAGATTTAATACTGGAATTCCTGAGATTGATTCTACTCAGACTTCATACTCTGTTGCTGATGACAACTTCGCTTATCTAACAGAAAATGAATTCGAATTAATTACTGAATCTGGTTATGATATAGTTTCAGAATACTATGCAATGGAACTACCAGATCCTGCTTCTCAAAATAAGGTCTTTGATACTGAGACACTCGATTTTATTGACTTCAGTGTAACTAATCCTTTTAGTGAAAGCTTCTAATAATGTTTGGTAAAAAATATTATTTCGGTTCGTCAAGAAAATACATCGCGCTATTTGGCTCGTTGTTCAATGACATCATTATTGATCGAGTAGATAACTCAGACAACACACTACAAACTTTAAAGGTTCCACTATCATATGGTCCTAAAGATAGATACCTTGCAAGGATAAAAGAGAATCCTGACTTACAGCGTCAGATTAATCAGATCCTACCTCGTATGTCTTTTGAAATTAAGAGCATTGAGTATGATCCTACTAGGAAGTTGAATAGCGTCGGTAAGAATAGAAAGTCAGCTGCTGATACAGCAAGTCCTATTTCTTATCAATTCAATCCTGTACCTTATAACTTCAATATCGATCTTGCTATTCTTGCTAGAAACCCTGATGATGGATTAAGAATTCTTGAACAGATCCTTCCATTCTTTAAACCAGAGTGGACAACTCAGATTAACTTAATTCCTGAAATGAATATTCATATGGATATTCCTATTGTATTAAAAAGTGTACAGTATGAAGATACTTTTGTGAGTAATTTCAATGATAGACAGGCGATCATATGGGATCTAAACTTTGTGCTTAAGGGTTATTTGTATGGACCTGTTTCTTCTGCTGGTATTATTAAAGAGGTTGATGTTAATTTTTATGCACCAACAACCAATACTGCAGCTGAGGGTATCAGCGTAACATCTATTGCTGAATATGTACAAGTAACACCTGGACTTGATGGTAATGGTGCACCAACAAGTAATGTTTCTATCTCTATTCCCGTATCTCAAATCTCCGCTAACAGCGACTATGGATATATTAAAGACTTCTTTACAAACATTGGATAATACATTATGGCTAATACGCAATCAATATCAAATGCCCTTGGCATAAACTTCAGCGCAAATACGGATTCTACAGATCCAAATACCGTTTTTGTTCAAGATAAAAAAGCATCTAAAGCAGAAAATGATTATGAGTTTGCTCGTGGGAATCTTTATTCAATCATTGAGAATGGCCAGCGTGCTCTTGATGATATGATAGAATTCGCCAAACAAGCTCAGCATCCTCGCGCATACGAGGTCGTTGGTGGGTTAATCAATAACCTTGTTGATGCTAACCAGAAGCTGCTCAACTTATCCAAGCAAGTCAAAGAGATTACCGACAATGCACAGCAAAAAGAAGGTGGTGACACTATCAACAATAATCTGTTTGTAGGTAGCACTGCGGAGCTTCATAAGCTTCTAAAGGGTGATAATGGCGAATAAGGAGAATTATTTAGGAAACAAAAATCTCAAAAGATCCTCAGTTAACATTGAGTGGACTAAGGAACTAATTCTAGAATACCAAAAGTGTTCTGATGATCAGATTTATTTCATTAAAAAATATTGTAAGATTGTAAATGTTGATAAGGGTCTTGTCAACTTTGAGTTGTGGAAATTTCAAGAAGAAATGATCCACACCTTTGAGGACAATAGATTCTCTATTGCAAAGATGCCTCGTCAGGTCGGTAAGACTACCACCGTAGCTGCCTATTTGCTTCACAAGATTCTATTCAATGAAAACTATAGAATTGCTATTCTTGCTAACAAGGATCGTGGTGCTAGAGAAATTCTATCTCGCATTCAGCTAATGTTTGAGCATCTACCTAAGTGGCTGCAGCAGGGTGTTTTAGAATGGAATAAGGGCAATATCGAACTAGAGAATGGCTCTAAGATTCTTTCGTCAGCTACCTCGTCCTCAGCCACTCGCGGTGGTTCATTTAACCTACTATACTTAGATGAATTTGCCTTCGTGCCTAATAACATTCAGGACGAGTTCTTCGCATCAGTTTATCCTACTATTACTTCAGGTCAAAACACCAAGGTTATTATTACATCCACGCCTAATGGCATGAACATGTTCTATAAGATCTGGACTGACAGCGTGAATAACAAGAACACTTATTCTAGAGTGTCTGTCCACTGGTCTATGATTCCAGGTCGTGATGAGAAGTGGCAGAAACAGACTATCGAGAATACATCGCAGCGCCAGTTCAATCAAGAATATAATTGTGAGTTCCTAGGTTCATCTAATACTCTTATTGATGCCTCTAAGCTGGGAACCATACCTTACGCTGACCCGATATCTAAAAAGGGTAGTGTTGACAAGTTTGAAGAAGTGATCCCAGGTCACACTTACCTGGTATCTGTGGATACCTCCAGAGGCTCTGGGATCGACTACTCAGCCTTCATAGTGTTTGATATTACTTCGGTCCCTTATAGGGTGGTTGCCAAATATCGAGACAATGAAATTGAGTCTCTGGTTTATCCTACCATCATATACAATGTAGGCAGACACTACAACTATGCATATGTTCTAGTAGAGGTGAATGACATCGGTCAGCAGGTAGCCGATATTCTACTCCATGACCTTGAGTATGAAAATGTCCTTTCCACAAGGTCGAAGGGTAGAGCTGGCCAGAATATAGGTGGAGGAGCGGGGGTTAAATATGGTCTGGGGGTTCGTACCACCACTCAGGTAAAGCGTATCGGCTGTGCGAACTTTAAGAGCCTTGTTGAAAACGATAAAATAATAATTAATGATTATGACCTATTGTATGAGATGTTCAGATTCATTGAGCATAATAATAAATACGAAGCCGAAGAAGGAGAACACGACGATCTA